TGGGGTAATGGAGCAGTTCCACAGATAAGAACAGATTTTGATGCATCTGTAATTCTTAATTCTGTATATGTCAGCGTGGTATAATAAAACTATGGCATTTCCAGGGGAATTAAATATAAACTATTATAAGGGGGACACCCACGAGTTTAAGGTGTTCCCTCAAAAAACAGATGGCTCGACCTTTTATCTTAATGATTATAGTAATGCAACTTTTACAATTGCAGCCGTTAGAGGGGCAGCAGGTGTAGCAGGTCAGATTCTTGGAAGTGCAAAAATCTCAACAGATGGTACAAATGTAACATGTGCAATTACTCCTGAAAATGGAGCAGTTATGGATTCAGCAGTAACATATGTTTATGATGTGCAGGTTTATGCACAGGGCCCAGGCACGTATGACAAAGTATTTACACTTCTAACTGGATCTATATCAGTAACTGAAGATGTTACACAAAATATTGGAACCCCTAACAGCAATATAGCAACTTATAGAGTTATTTATCATAATACTAATGCAACTAGTGGAGAAGGACCAGTAGATAATGTTCCATATTTCCCAACAGCAACATTTGTAGTAAAGGGTCTAGGAACTCTTGCAAGAACTGGTTACTATCTTTCTGGATGGAATACATCAGCAGATGGTAATGGAACTAGTTATCAAGTAGGTCAGAGTGTTTCTTCTTTAAATGCAGATGTAAGACTTTATCCTAAGTGGGTAGTCAACACTGTTGCATATGATAATCAAAGTGCAACTACATCTCATGTTGGTGGATCAACAACTTACACGCCACTGTTTTCAATAACTACAATTCCTACAACACCTCCTATTAGAGTAGATCATGAATTTATGGGATGGTTTACAGGACCAGCAGGAAGCGGAACTCAAGTAACTAATGGATCCTATACTCCGACATTCCCATTCGGTCCAGTTATCCTTTATGCTAAGTGGATTAATAATAAAGTGGTTTACAATGATCAAAGTGCAACAACAACATATTCTGGAGGATCAACACACTTTGTTGTTGGTGAAGCAATTGAATTTATACCAACAACACCTCCAATTAGAACAGGACACACATTTGGTGGATGGTTTACGGGTCCCGCAGGATCTGGTGTACAAGTAACGGATGGTTCATACACACCTACTTCACCATTTGGCCCAGTAACTCTTTATGCTAAATGGACAGCAGCATGACGAACATCTTTGTATCATCAGATGAGACAAAGGTAATCGGTGGTACAGCCAATGTCAAAGTTGATGTAGATTTTGGCCCACAAGGAGATAGAGGAAATCTTTTTCTTGTAGGCTATGGAGATCCAAACACAATATCACATTCCGTTACACTTCAACTACTTGATTTTTATATAAATGTACAAGCAACAGATGAAGACTATCTTGTAGTCTATCAATACATGAATTATCTTGGCACAGATACTTGGCGACCAACATCTAAACTAATGACAGACAAATTTAGTACTAACAGAACAGTCGGATTCCTTGATGGCCAAGTAATTAATGCTATTGACTTTAAAGTATCAAACATAGTCCCTATGAGTTTGGTAAGCGGTTTAACTGCTGCTGATTTTAATGTTCAGTGCACAATTGCAAACGACAACCCAGTAGCATCATCTATTGCAGTGCTTCCAATAACAATACAAGCAGGAACTGGGGACGTAATCCTTCCTGTTTCTGTAAATGCCGTTGAATACTCTGGCGGTAACTGGACACCTATGACTGGAACCCATGTCATTCATTTTTTAATTACAATAGCATCAAGAATAACGGTGGTATAATCTAAGATGGTGATATGTAATGGCTTCTGAGTATATTGATGACACGGCAAATGGCTCTGGGTTGTACCCAACCAGTATTCCTGGCTATGAAGATGCAGCAGATATCCAAGAGGCATTAAGACTTTATCACTACGGATCAAGCACAATTCCTACGGTTGATGCACTTGGAACAGCCAACGGTATCAATACAAAATCAGTTGCAGGACATCTAAAAGCCCTATCAAACACAGATATTGCAAATGCTGCCACCGCAGCAGCCAACCTAGCAACAGAAGTAACAAATAGAACTAGCGCTGATACTAATCTTCAGACACAGATCAACAACCTATCTTCATCTATTGGACTTCAAACAACAATTGCCACAAAAATAGATAGTTTTCAATTAACACTTGCAGACGCTGGAAAAACTATTTTGCTTGCATCTCAAATAGCAGCATCTCCAATTCCTGGCGATCCACTTGCGCCAATTACTATGACTTTAACTGTTCCAAATAATACATCTGTAGCAATTCCAGTTGGTTATCAATATAATTTAATTCAATTTAACTATGGAAGAACAATTTTTAGTCCATCCTCTGGAGTAACAATAAATAGCAAAAACGGTCAGATGTGGATTGATTCACAATATGGAAAAGCAACACTAGTAAAGGTTGATACAAATAGTTGGGTTATTTATGGAGATATTTATGAAAATGTTTCTACTCCAGTAACCCCAGCAGTAACCCCAGCAGTTACACCAGCAGTTACACCAGCAGTTACACCAGCAGTTACACCAGCAGTTACACCAGCAGTTACACCAGGAGTCACTCCAGTAACACCAGACCCAGGCGTAACTCCTGTTACACCAGTAACCCCTGTTACTCCCGTAACCCCTGTTACACCTGTAACTCCAGTAACACCTGTAACTCCCGTAACCCCTGTTACACCTGTAACTCCAGTAACACCTGTAACTCCAGTAACACCCGTAACGCCAGTTACACCACCTAGTTCAAACTATTATGGATGTTGCACTAATGGTGCAGGGGTAAGCGGATCTTACGCTTCTTCAGGCGCAGCAGTTACAGGACTACAAGCAGCATGTGCTGCTGACGAAGCAGGAAGTAATTTGTCTGGCGGAGTTTATACATCTCCACAAAGTTGTAATCCTCCAGTAACTCCAGTTACACCAGTTACTCCAGTAACACCAGTTACTCCAGTAACACCAGTTACTCCAGGACCTTTTGAACCAAACTGTAATGATGTAAATACACTGGGACCTGGAGATTGCAGTGGATGCGGACTAGTTTGGTCACCAACACTTGGTGAATGTATAGAACCAGGAGTCACACCAGTAACGCCTGTTACTCCACCAGTAACACCACAAGACTGTACTCCAGTTTACTCTTATAGTGAATATCGTGCAGCCTGTGGAGGACCAGCAAGCATATATGTAAATCCATGTACTGGTGCAGAAACAGCACAGTGCGCTGGAGTTACTCCTGTAACACCAGTAACACCTGTAACACCTGTAACACCAGTAACACCTGTAACACCTGTAACACCAGTAGTACCGTGTGTTGCTAATGCTGGAAATGGTTGTGGATGGAATATGAATGGAATTATTCAGTGTGACGGAACATGTTTGGGTGGAGAGGCACCAGGTGCGGTAACACCAGTTACACCTGTTACACCAGGTGCGGTAACACCAGTTACACCTGTTACACCAGGCGCAGTAACTCCTTCAGTTACACCTTCAATTCCAGATTGTGGACCAGGATATACTTGGTACCCTAGCCTTGGTGAGTGTATTGAAAATGCGGTCACACCATCAGTAACTCCTGTAACTCCTGTTACACCAGGTGCGGTAACACCAGTTACACCCGTTACACCAGGAGCAGTAACACCTGCTCAAAATGAAGAGCAATGTCCACCAGGAACTACATGGAATCCTAACACTGGTGAGTGTATTGAGAATGCGGTAACACCAGCAGTAACCCCAGCAGTAACACCAGCATTTTCAGTATTCGGATTCTCACCATTTGGATTCTCACCGTTCGGATTCTCTCCGTTCTCTGCAGTTACTCCAGATACAGGAGTTACTCCAGATACAGGAGTTACTCCAGATCCAGATCCAGAACCATTTTCAGTATTTGGATTCTCACCGTTTGGATTCTCACCATTCAGTTTCTCTCCAGGCTTCTCGGCAGCATACTAATAAAATATAATAGATCTGGCCCCCATTATTTTGGGGGCCTTTTCTTTTATGATATACTCAATATGGTATAATTTTTAAATGGAAGAAGCAAACAACACTTTTACTGCTGAAGAATTGGAAAATATTATGGCGGATTCAAAAGATAAAGATACAGTTAAGCCATGGGATATAGTAAATCCAAGTACAGAGTGGGCAGAAAAGTCTTTGTCTAATGAAAGATACAATATTTGTCTTGCATGCCCAGAATTAATTAAACTTACAAGGCAGTGCAAAAAATGTGGTTGTTTTATGGCAGTAAAAACTAAACTTCAAGAGGCAAAATGTCCACTAGGTAAGTGGTAATGAATAAAAAACAACTAGCACCAGGAATCTTTGTATATTCTGATGTTCTTGATAATCACGAAACACTGGTCCAAGATATTGAAGAGGGTGCTGTGAGTGCTAGGGTTGACTGGATACAAGCACAAATAAAACAGGGTAAAGAGTCAAAAGTAGATACAGACTATAGAGATACCTCTAGTATTAGTGTTAACTATAATGGTTCAATTATTAACAATTTTTCTAACTTTCAGGAAACTTTTTATTCAAGCCTATCTAATATTTTTTTTGCTGGCTTTGCTCTTGCAGAGTCTGATTATAAGGCAGAACATGGTCTTGAAACAACATGGCACGACTCTTATACTATTTTAAAATATGGCCAAGGTCAAAAGTTTGTTAACCATATAGATGATCACAAAGACTATCATAGAAGAATGTCATTAGTCTATTATATTAATGATGACTATACTGGGGGAGAAATTGTTTTTTCAAGGTTTGGAATAACATACAAGCCTGCAAAAGATGAGTTACTAATCTTTCCTTCAACATACGTATACAATCACTCAGTGCTTCCAGTAATAGAAGGAACAAGGTATGCCGTTGTTAGTTGGCTTAGATGAGTGAAAAGGTTGCCTGGATCACATTAACAAGTGGTCGTAAAAATTATTTAAAGCAGTCAAGAGAGTCATGGTACAGACTTGTTTCTGGTAAAATTTCACAAGAGGTAATTGTAGACACATCTGGAAATTTAGAGTACCGTGAGTGGCTACTAAAAGAATACCCAACCGCTAAAGTTTTTTCATTAAGCCCACAAGAGGCTATTCGTAAAGACTGGCATAGTGGAATAAAGCAAGCATACGAGTATTTCTACAATATTGCAAAAACAATTGATTGTGATTACATATTACATACAGAAGATGACTATGTATTGTTAAATTCACTAGATGTTAATGAATCAATAGATATTTTAAAGTTAGATCCAAACATTGTTCAAGTTCATTTTATTAGACAGCCATGGACTAAGGATGAATCAGATTGTGGAGGCGTTCTTAAAAATTGTCAAAGGATGGGAAACCTAATGACACAAAAAAGCAATGGAAAAAACTCTTGGGTTGAGCACAGATCGTACTTTACCTTTGGACCAAGCATATATAAAAAAGATATTTGCTTTATTGACAGAGATTTAAATAATAATCCAGAACTTGCATTAACTCACAGACTATTCTTAGATCCAAAAAATAAGACAGCAACATTTGGTACAATAGATGATATGCATTTTGTAGAACACATTGGAGTTGAAAAAGGATGACTCAGACCCTATCTTGCGATTCTCTTACTCAGGAAAAGTTCTTAGACTATGATTTTGATTCAATAGTTATTAATAATTTCTCTATTAAAAATGATGATGGTCCAGTCACACATGTTCCTGGAAAAACCTATTTATTTCCAACATATTCTCACTACGGCCATTCCTTAATGGATGTATATGCACAGTTTAAAATTCTTAAATTAAAATATAAAGATATTAAGCCATTTTTTTATGAAGCAGGAATGCATGGTCATTATTTTAGAAATAACAGAGTTTCTATTGATCAAATGACTAACCTTGGTTACCCAGAAATAAATGTCTCTAACCTTGCAGTTGGCAACTATGAGTTTGAAAAAGTTATTATGTTTTTTGATATGAACAATACTTTTCCAGAAAGTTTTTATCAATCAAATGGAGCCAATCGAAGCAGCAACTATTTTCCATTCTGTGATTGCTATATGGGTACAGAAAAGTGTGGAGAAAGTAAATATTTTAAATATAACTATCTAGCAATAGATATGTTAAAGGATGATTTTAAACATCTATTTAGTAATCAAAAAACAGAAAAAATATTTATTTCTAGAGAAAGATATAACAAAAAATATCAAGAAGAGATTGATTTTTATTCAAAAAAAGAATTTCTTACAGATGAAGAAAAAAGCAGGGCTATATGGGCAAAAGCCAGGTCGACACCAAAAGAAGTATACATTCAAGAACTATTTAAAAACAATGGGTACACCATTGTGCATGCAGAAGACTACAGCCTATTTCAGCAGATACAACTTTTTAGTTCTGCAAAAGAGATTGCTAGTATTTCTGGAACAGGGCTATTTAATACTTTTTGGTGTGATAGTAGAACAAAGGTCTTTGAGGTTTTGGCAGTTCCAGGATATCACTATCACTACAAAGAATTTGCAGAGTACTCTGGAACAGATCACTCCTATATTGATGTTATTGGTCTTTCTGATGAAGACTCTATTACAAAAATACAAGATAGTATAAAGGAACAGTTAGTGAATGGCCTACCTGGACAAATAGATATGTCGCTTGTAGAGCAGGCTCGTGCAGAAAATAGGATTCATATTTTTAAAAATGTATTTCCAGAACTACCATCCTGGGATACACTTATCTCTGTTATATCTCAATATGTAGATGAAGATTTGCAAAAGTTTCCAGATAGGTCATATCTATCTAACTCAAAACTTCAAGATGAGTATTTAGATATGAGATTAAAATGTAGATTTTGGTCAAGGCTTGCTTTTCAATTATACGATCCGAAAGATCCATATATGTCTATAATTCCTGAATTAGGCCCAGTTACAGAGTGGGGACTTTCTGAGTACGATGCAGATATTTATACTGGTAACTTTGGTCTTATTTCTTTAATGAAAAATAAAGGGGTAGTTGGAAGCAAGCATAGTGATTATGTAGATCAGTTCCAATGGGTTGTTAAGGGTGAAATGATATGGCGTACTGGAGAGAACTTAGAGAATGAGTATCATCTTGTAGAGGGTGACTTTGTCTTTATCCCCAAAAATCTAACACATGAGGTTGAAACCTTTAAAGCCCCAAGAGCAGCAATTAATATAATCCTAAGAAACTAAAAAGCACCCATAGGTTTTACCCTATAGGTGCCCTTAGTTCTTATAATTTACTTAGGAAATTTGCTCATCCACATTCTGGTCTTAGGGGTAATGCCCTTCCAAGAAGACCAATCATCTCCACCCTTTGTCATATAGTATGCAATTTCAGCATTCTTGACGGGATTAAATAGTTCAGCATTTGATTCAAGATCAAACTTAGTTCTACGATCAGGACCAAGTGTATCAATCATATTAATTTGGAACATACCATAAGACGAGTCTCCAGTCTTGTGATTGCCATTAAAGGCCAATGGTCGTCCATTAGATTCTTTCTTTGCTACTGCCCAAGCGACTACAAGGTCTTTACCTTTAAAGCCAACAAGTGAAAGCAGTTGTTTTAGTTCTATGTCTGTTAGAGAAGTCTTATTTTCAAAACTCTCCAACATTTTTGCTTTAGAAACCAAAAAAACCTCTTTCGAGGCGGTTTCCGATATTTGAGCCTGTTTCAGGCTAAGGTTATTCTTAGTATCTAGTTCTGGGGTAGCATTAGCGACATTAGAAAATACAGTCACAACTAATACGATACTGAGTGTGCTAATGATCTCTTTGTTTCTTTCGATAAATTTAATCATAGTTTCCTCCTTAGAAAACAATAACACCTTGGTAGGTGTTACTACCTAGTATAACATAATTTTGAGCCAAAAGTCAAATCTGGGTGTATAATAATTTTATTATGACTACATATGCTAATTCTATTACGGGAGTTAAATATCCCCTTGAAACTTCGCCCGTAAACGTACATGGAGACTTAAAAAAGTTAGCAGAATCACTTGATGCCATACTTCCAGCATACGGAGTATCATATTTTCAAATTGAGGTAACAAATAACAGTGGTGGAGTTATAGGAGCAGGAACACCTGTATATGCCACGGGATATACAACAAAAACAACTATTGCAAAGGCACTAAGAGCAACAACATCTCCAATACTTGGTTTATTAAAAAACAATACCAACAATGGATCTGATGGAATTGTAGTTGTTGCTGGAGTTATGGAAGGTTTGAATACTTCGAGTTTTGTATCAGGAAATGTTTTGTATGTTGGAGAAAATGGTGGCTTGACAAATGTTAGACCAGCAGGTGGATCAGGAGCAGTTGGAATATGTGCCTATGCACATAACACAAATGGAATTGTAATAGTAGAAGCAAAAGGAAACGGTACCTGGGGAGCCCTCAGAGACGGTCTGGCGTGATATAATAAACTATGGCAACCTTTAGAAATCAACCAACAGACTCTTATGCTCTTGGCGCTGCTCCACCAGAAATTAAATGGACAGTTGTTCGTGGTGACTCAGCAGCCTTTCGTGTTTATGTAACTAACGATGCAAGAGAGCCACTTCTTCTTGAAGACTGGCAAGTTGCTATGGATATTTATCGTCCCTCAACAAGTACAAAAATTTTAGATCTAACTCCTCAACCTATTGAGTTTCAAGATACTGAGGGAAGTTTTACAGTTACACTAACATCCTCACAATCTAGACTTCTTCAGACAGGAGATATCTTCGACATACAACTCACAGAACTTCTATCCGAAGGCAGAGTTTGGACGGTAGCCAAAGGCTCAATGGTTATTGTTGAAGACATAACACAGTAATGCAAACAACTCATCAATTAGCCCACGCACAAATAACAGAGTTAGAATCAAGGTCTGTAAGAATAGATCACTTGCAACCAAAAGCAGTAGTTCTTGAGTTATTACCCTTTAGAGTTAAGTTTACAAATGTAAGTGTCTTTGGATATTCAAAAACAAACCCACCCCCAATTCCCCTTCAAGTAATTGGCTACAGCAACTATATTCTCTAATTATCTTATTAAAATGGGTGATATAATTACCACATGGCTAAGATATCAATCGCAAGTGTAAAATCCCTGTTTCAGACAGGTGACAGACCTACTCAAGAAAATTACGTAGATCTAATCGATACCGCAACTGCTCAATCAACAGATTTGGGTTCTGCAGGTAATAATGAAGTTACAATCAACGGGATTGAAAACGTAACTGTTGTTGATAACTTTGATGCAACAGAATGGCGCATGGTTAAGTATGTTGTTTCAATAGCAAAAACCACTGCAGGAGCCAACAAGTTCTATTCAACTGAATTAACAATTCTTGTTGACGGAATAAACATAAATGTTACAGAATATGCAACAATCGACAATGATGGGAATATTGGCACCATTAATGTCTCCCGCACTGGAAATACCGTGGCTTTGACAGTCACTCCAGTAAGCGGTATTACACCTATAACAGTTCGTTACGCACGAATTGGTTTAAAGGCTTAAGGAGATATAAAAAATGGCAACAGTAAATAAAAATTTCAAGATCAAACAAGGTCTTGTCGTTGAAGGATCTACCGCAACAGTTGGTGGAAATAACGTACTTGTAGAGAATGCATCAGACCAGTACATCATTGATTTAATTGGTGGAGAAACACTTGTTACCTCCGTTGAATCAACACAGATGGAAGTTATTAATGGCGAACTAAATATTAAATCAGGAGTATTTGATGTATCAGGTGCTGCAGCAGCAGCACAGTCTGCAGCAATCTCAGCAGCAGCAACTGATGCTACTACTAAGGCTAACGCTGCACAGGCTGCAGCGATCTCAGCAGCAGCAACTGATGCTACTACTAAGGCTAACGCTGCACGATCTGCAGCAGAGGCTACTGCATCAGCAGATGCAACAAGCAAAGCAAATGCTGCACGATCTGCAGCAGAGGCTACAGCAGCATCAGCACTTACTTCTGCAATTAGCACTGAAGTTACAAACCGTAACACAGCAATTTCAACAGCAGTAGATTCATTGGTAGATGGTGCTCCAGCACTTCTTAATACACTTAATGAATTAGCAGCAGCAATTAACGATGATGCTAACTACACAACAACACTTACATCATCACTTGCAACAAAGGCACCACTTGCTTCTCCAGCACTTACTGGAGTTCCAACAGCACCTACTGCAGCAGCAAATACTGATACAACTCAGATTGCTACAACAGCATTTGCTAAGGCAGAGGCTGACGCAGCACAGGCTGCAGCAGAAGCAACTGCTTCAGCAGACGCAACTTCAAAGGCAAACGCAGCACAGGCTGCAGCAATTGCACACGCAGATGCTCTAACAACATCTGATGTAGCAGAAGGAACAGCACAGTACTTTACAGATGCTCGTGCTAAGTCTTCAGCAGCATCACTTTTGACTGGTGCAAATCTTACAAATATTACAATCACAGGTACAGGTGCAGGACTTACTATTACCGCAGAAAATGGTGTAGCAGATTCTACAACATCTGACCTTGTAGAAGGTTCAAACCTTTACTTTACAAATGCTCGTGCAATCTCTGCAACAGCAGGATCATACGATGTTCTTGGTGCAGCAGCAGCAGCACAAACTGCAGCAGCAGCAGATGCCACAAGCAAGGCTAACTCTGCAAAGACTGCAGCAGAAGCCACAGCATCAGCAGACGCTACTTCAAAGGCAAATGCAGCCCAGGCTGCAGCAGAGGCTACCGCTTCAGCAGACGCTACTTCAAAGGCTAACGCTGCACAATCTGCAGCAATCTCAGCAGCAGCAACTGATGCTACTACAAAGGCTAACAACGCTAAGTCAGGTGCAGAAGCAACTGCATCAGCAGATGCAACAAGCAAGGCAAATGCTGCACGATCTGCAGCAGAGGCTACAGCAGCAGCAGATGCAACATCTAAGGTAGCAGCAGAAGCAGCCCTAAGAATCTCAGGGGATGCAGCATCAGTT